AAAGGCATCAAATAGGTTAATAGGAAAGCAGATTTCCATTAAGAAGTCAAAGGACGAAGAGATTTACCATTATTTACCATGAGCAAATACGAAGCAGAAATAGGCGACGAGTCATTGATTTACGCTGATGACGAGCCTGATGTTGGAATGCTTACAATGGCTTATGATAATATCCTTATTGAATTGGATGAATACTTTCAAAGTTGTCAGCAGTCATATCAAGATCGACGAAATATCTGGGATGGAAAGTCTGATGATCTAAGGAAACATGGAGCAAATGCTTTCCCATGGGAAGGTGCAAGTGACCAAGAAGTCAACATTGTTGGTGAGCGTATTGATATGTTTGTGTCGATCCTTGACCAAGCATTGAGTCGTAGCCACATCAAAGCATTCCCAACAAGCATGGCATCAATGCCTCGTGCGGCAATGGTTTCTTCATTCTTGAAATGGATGCGATCAAGCTATATTCCAAACTTCCGTAACGAAATGGAACTTGGGGCAAACTATCTGCTTGAGAAGGGAATCATGGTTTCTTATGTTGGTTGGAAACGAGAAAAACGCACATTCCTACAAGAAGTATCACTAGACCAAATCGCTCAACAATCACCAGATTTAGCTAATTTGATTGTTTCTGGAACTGATGACGAGACAATTCTTGCAATGTTGGAGCAAGCATTTCCAGATTTGACTCCTAAACGCGCAAAGAAAGCCATTAAAGAGCTTCGCGTAACTGGCAAGGCTAAGATTCCAATTCCTCGCCTATCAGTTGATTGTCCAGTTGTTCACTCTTGTTCATCCGATGGAGAGATTCTATTTCCTCCGTATGTTTCAGACCCACAACGTAGTCCATATGTATTCTGGCGCACATTTCTTACGGCTCAAGAGCTTGAGAAAAAAGTAGCAAACGAGGGATGGGATGAAGACTGGGTTCGTGGAGCAATCGAAGAGCTTCGCGGAAAAGACTCCATGTATATTGACGGAGAAAAGCTAAAGACTGTTACTCGTCTTCCAATCACTGATGACAATGATCTTGTGATGGTTGTCTATGGATATCAGAGACTCATTGATGAAGAAGATGGTTCAGAAGGAATCTATTGCACTATCTTCCATCCTCAGAAAGATGGATATGCAAAGCATGAGCTTCTCAATGGATATGATGATTATCCATTTGTTGTAACTCGACTTTCAAACGATCAAAAGCGCATGTACGAAGTTCAGACATTCTCTGATATTCTTCGTGGAGCGCAAATGCAGATTAAGACTGAGCGTGATTCGCGTGTAGACAGGGCATCTATTGCCACTTTACCCCCGATCATGCACCCCGCTGGTCGTCCTCCATCTGATTGGGGGCCGGGACGGAGGGTTCCTTACCGCCGTCTTGGTGAGATTGCTTTTGGCCCTGTTCCTCAAATGGATCAAGGATCAATGGAAGTTGAGCAATCAATGCGTCTCCAAGCAGATCGGGCAGTAGGACTTGATTTGGCTAATCCAATCTCAGCTATTCGCCAGCAATTCTATGTTGGTAAGTTTCTTGACCATGTTCGTGATGTTCTTGCCCTTGCTTGGAAACTTTATCAGCGAATGGGGCCAGATGAAGTATTCTTCCAAGTAACTGGCAATCCAAATCCGCAAGTGATGTCAAAAGGAAGTCCAGATGAAAACTTCTCAATTACCGTTGCATTTGATTCACAAGCAAGTGATCCAGAAACTGCTGATATGCAGCTAAAAAATATGGTTAGTCTTGTTCAGATGGATCGCAATGGAATTATTGATGTCAATAAGATGCTTGAGTTTACAGCAGCATCTATCAACCCAATTTTCGCGGATTATGTACTGCAACCTGCTGAAGAGTCCCAGCAAAAAATTGCTAAAGCGGTTACTGATGATCTCGCGAAAATCTTCTCTGGAATCGAGGTTCCTGCACAAGCCAATGGAGCGCAAGTGGCAATGCAAATGGTTCAAGCATATGTACAACAGCCAGACATCGCACAACGCGCACAACAGGATGAAGCATTTGCGGCAAGACTTCAGAAGTATGCTGGTCAGTACCAGTTTATGCTTCAGCAAGCTCAGAATGCTCAAATTGGACGAATCGGAACTGCCCCTGCTCAAATGGGCGGAATGCAGACTCAACAAATGAATCAATAATAATCTCTGTCAACAACCAATAATTAAATAATAATATGCCAACTATTAAAAAAACCATTACAGATATTGTCTCTGCTCCCTTCAATAAGTATGATAAATTTATTGCAGATCAAAAGAAAAAAGAAGAAGCTGCAAATCAAATAAAAGCTCAACGCGATGAGAATATATATATGGCACAAGAGCATGAGAGAAGGAAAAGAGGCGATTTGTCTGGCCCCGGAGAAATCAGTATTGCTCTTAGGGAATTCTCACAAAGGAACAAGGCAAGAGGAACAGATTCATCAGCTATTCGCAGGGAAATTAAATAATATGAAACAAGGATTATACGCAAATATCGCTGCAAAACGCAAGCGCATTAAAGCTGGAAGCGGAGAGAAAATGAATAAAGTTGGAAGCAAAAATGCTCCAACAGCTAAAGATTTTAAGCTAGCTGCCAAAACAGCAAAGAAGAAGTAATGGAAAAGCGATTCAAAAAGGTAATCACTAATCCTGCAACTGGCCGCAAAAAGACCATTAAATATGGTCAAGCTGGTAAAGCTGCTGATGGTAAAGATCGAATTCGTCCCGGCACAGCTAAAGGCGATGCCTATTGCGCTCGTTCTGCAAAGATTAAAGGTGATTGGAAGTCAGATCTAAATTCACCAAATAACTTATCACGCCGTAAATGGCATTGCAAAGGATCAAAATCAACAAAATAATCTATGAAAAAGCCAAAAACAAAAGCAGCAAAGCAAGCCAAAGTAGCTAAGGTAATGGGTGTATATAAATCTGGGACTCTTGATGCTGGGGTTAATGCTAAGGGTCCAAAGAAAGCTCCTATCGTGAAAAGTCGCAAGCAAGCAGTCGCCATTGCATTAAGTCAAGCTGGCATCTCTAAGCGTAAATAACATGACTCCATTGCCAAAGCCGACAATTCAGCAAGCCGTAGAATCACTCTCTGATCGAGATGAGTTCAAGGTAATTATTCAGTTTGTCCGTGATGAGCGTGAAAGGTTCTTTGCTGATCTCCGCATGGCACAAGACACAAATGATGTGATGAAGATTGCAGGTTCGATTTCTACTCTTGACGAGTTATTGAATTTATTGCACATTCCTGTCACTCAGTAGTTGTGTTCTGAGTTTCATGTTCGGTGTTCGGAGAGGGGCTAGGGTTAATTCTCTAGCCTCTCTTTTTGCCTAAGACTAGGAATGTAACTATTGAAACTTTGCATTGACACAAACATCATTGTTACATTACATTGCGCTCATCGCCTTCGCTAGAGCGCACAAACTAGTGTTTTAATTATGAGTAACAATCAAGCTATCGCTGGAGCTGAAGAACCAGTGTCTAATATCTCAATCGAAGAGCTAATTGCTCAACGTATTGGAAAAGCAACTGCATCCCAAGAAGAACCTTTAGAAGAATCTGAAGAGGAGACAGAGGAGGAAGATGATCTTGCCAGCTCAGAAAGCGAAGACATTGAGGAATCCGATGAAGAATCAGAAGAAGAGAATGGAGAGGAAGTCGAAGGGCAGAATGAAATTGATCTCTTAGACCTCACAACTGAGCAAATCCAAGAGCTTGCTAAAAAGGGAAAAAGCCGACTACTCCAACGAATTGGGGAACTCACGGCACAGAAAAAAGCCCTTGAAGAAAAGCTCACGGCCCAACCTCAAGTTGCGGAGTCCAAACGAGAAATCCCGCAAAATGATATTCCAGAATCTATTCGCTCTCTCAAGACATTTGAGGAGGTTAAGAGTAAGTTTGAAGAATATGAAGCAGTGATCGAAGCAACAGATGATCTTCTTCGTCAATATCGTAAATACGATGACGATGATATCATTGAATACCAAGGTCAAGAGCTTACTAAATTGCAGATTGAAAATGCTAATATCAACTCAAGGAAAGCACTGACAAAGTATCTTCCTGCTCAACAACAACATCTAGGAAAGATCGCTCAATACGATCAGCTTAATAAGCAATATGTTGCCGCAATCGAGCAAGAAGTTCCAGAAATCAACGATTCCGAAAGCGAAATTGGTAAGAACTACGCAAATTTCATTGCCGATCCACTCATCGAACGAGTACGAAAAGAAATCCCAGAAATCGGAATTCAGATCGAATATATCCTTGGTCATGCTGTAAGGTCTATCTTTGCAGGTAAAAAGCTAAAAAATGCAGCTCCAGTAATGGGAAGTAAATTGAAGGCAAGTCCGCCATCAAACCCAGTTGGTTCTGGTGCAGCAAAATCTAGCGTTAAACCTGCTCAGAAAAACAAAGACGCATATCAACGATTTG